ACGCTCCAGCCTACCCAGCATTGAGAAGGTATGCAAACACGTTTGAATATATGTTTGTGTTTTCCAAAGGCAAGCCAAAATCGTTTACGCCAATACAACAAGAAAAAGTGTTGAAGGGTTATAAAGGTAAAAAAGAATCATTTAGGCAAAGAGATGGTTCTCAAATTCTAAAAATTATAGATTGTGATAGAGAAACAAAAGATGCCGAAAATCTCTGGACTATCTGCCCAACAAAATCAAAAGATGCAAAAAATCATCCAGCAGTATTTCCAGAAAAGTTAGCAAAAGACCATATTGTTTCGTGGAGCAATGAAGGTGACAATATTCTCGACCCCTTTATGGGTAGCGGGACAACAGGTAAGATGGCGAAACAAATAAACCGGAATTTCATAGGCATAGAACTTGACCCTGAGTATTTCAAAATTGCAGAGAAGCGAATCAATGAAGCAAATATCAAATTTCCTATCAGTAAGAAGTATTCCAGTTCGGGATGCGGTAATGACAAGGAGACGTTGTGGGGACCAGCAGAAACATGCTTCTGCAATTGCGCCTCGACCCCGAGGGCAATGCGTTCGACCGCGAATACCTGTACTCGCTGACCAAGGGGTCTGACCAACAGGCCGTCCTGGAGGCGTGTGCCGACGGCGCGACCGGCTTCATCTACTGGATGGCCGGGTTCTGTTGGACCTACAACCCGCGAATCAAGAAGAAGTACCTTCCGTTCATCCCGTGGCCCGTGCAGGTGAAGTATGGCCGGGCACTGTGGAACGCCATCGACCAGGGCCACGACGTACTGGGCGACAAGTCGCGCGATATGGGCGCTTCCTGGATGTGCCTGTACGCCCTGATGTGGTGGTGGCTGTTCGAGAAGGACATTCCGTTACTGTGTGCCTCGCGCAAAGAGGCGTACGTGGACGACGGGTCCAACCCCGACTCGCTATTCTGGAAGATAGATTCCAATCTGTCGCGACTGCCGCAGTACATGATGCCAAATCTGGGGCGGCGCGACCGGAAGTTGATGCACCTGCACAACCCACTGACGGGTTCGGTGATCGACGGCGAGTCCACCAATACCGACTTGGGGCGTGGCGGCAGACGTAAGGCGATCCTACTGGACGAGTTCGCCGCGGTCGAGAATGGCAACGCGATTCTGGCTGCCACGGCGGATACGACCCCGTGCCGCATCTTCAACTCGACTCCACAGGGGCTTGGCAACGCCTTCGCCAACGTGCGATTCTCCGGCAAGGTGAAGGTCATCACGCTGGGGTGGTGGGATCATCCCGACAAGGGCAAAGACAAGCGACTCATCACGCTACCGGACGGCAAGAAGAAGTGGACTTCCCCGTGGTATGAGCGCGAATGCAACCGGCGAGTCTCCAAGAAGGAAATCGCTCAAGAGCTGGACATCAACTATCTCGGGTCGGGCGAGACGTTCTTCGACCTGGAGGTATTGCAGCGGATTCGCGGTAGCGGACAACTCCGGGCTTCACGGCAGCAGGGGGAATTGCAGTTTCGCGTGGATACTCACGCGACAGGGGAGATTTACGGTATCGAGGACATCAAGTGGGCGCCAGACGAGGGGCGCAAGCGATTGCGGATCTGGTGCCCACTGGTTCTCGACCCGAATATCGGGCACCTCCGCCCAACCCAAGCCCACAACTACGTAGCCTTTGCCGACATATCACTCGGACAGGGCCAGTCCAATAGCGTTATTGACGTATGGGACGTGAACACGTCGGAGCAGGTCGCGCAGTTTGTGTGTCCTGATACCCCGCCGCATAGTCTGGGCCACATTGCCGTGGCGCTTGCGAAGTGGTTCGGGGGTGCATGCGGTTGGACGTTCTTAGGCTGGGAGGCCAACGGGCCGGGCCAGGCGTTCGGCGTCGAGGTGATTCGGGCGCAGTACCCGTACATCTACCACATGAGGGACATCACGAAGGAAGCAGAGCCGCGCGGGCCAAAATACGGCTGGTGGAGTGACAAGAACCGCAAGACGGCGGCATTCTTCGACCTGGACCGGGCCGTGGGGCGTGGCGAGGTCATCATCCACGAGGAACAGACGATTTCCGAGATGGAAGGCGTGATTTTCGACGCCAGTGGTATGCCCATTCAAGCAACGATGGTAGACGAGAACAGTGGGGCGCGGGCCAATCACGGCGACCGTGTGATTACGGCGGCTGGGTGTGTGATGCTGATGCACGAGCAGCCGAAAGCCAAGCCGCCGCAGAAGCCCGTGGTGGCTGGCAGTTTCGGGCACCGCAAACGACAGTATCGCGAGAAGACCAAGAAACCGGCCCATCTCTGGTAGCCGGACGGAGGCGTACGGGGGATGATTTCAACCAAGGATACGACCAGCGCCAAGGCGAAAGAGCCTGTGGGCGTGAAGTTCCGGGACGCGGTGGAGGAATCCGACCGGCGGCTGAAGGGGTTCATCGAGAACCGCTTGTACTTCCTGAGCCAGTTTTCCGGTCCATACTACAACCGGCGGGGCGGCGCGGGCGAACATGCCACCAAGGGCCAGATCCCCCTGAACACCGTCTTTTCGATGGTGTCGGTGTACTTGCCTCACTTGGCGTACACGAATCCCAAGTCCTACGTGACGACGCCCAACGCGGAGCTGCGGTTTCAGGCCGAATCGCTGGGCCTGGAGTTGGACCGTCTCATGGCGGAGATTAACTTCGCCCAGACGATGCGCACCGTGGTAACGGATTCGCTGTTCTCCTGTGGCATTATCAAGACGGGGCTCTGCCCTGGCCGGGAGATTGACGAGTTCAAGGAGTTGGACGGGTATCTGCATGATGTGGGCCAGGCGTTTGCCGATCCGGTGGACCTGGAAGACTACGTTGTCGATCCCAATGGGCGCCACCGGGAGCAGGCGTCGTTCGAGGGCAACCGATACCGACTGCCCCTTGAGTACGTGATGGACTCGGGGCTGTACCACAACACCGAGGGAATCCAGGCGTCCGAGGAGGACCGAAAAGACCGCGTGAGCGACCTGTCTGGCGGCGACAGTAAGGCTCGCCTGAACGACCTCAGGCAGTATGTGGACCTGGTGGACCTGTGGCTGCCGCACGAGAACATGATTATCACCATGCCGGACGAGCGGTGCGGCCCCCCGAAGATGCTGATGGAGATCGAGTACGAAGGCCCCGAGCGCGGCCCGTACGAGATGCTGGGGTACTACTGGCTGCCGTCGAACGCGATGCCGATCGCCCCTATCAGCGCGTGGTTCGACCTCCACATCCTGCTGAACATCATGGCACGGAAGGCGGGCCGGCAGGCGGAGCGACAAAAGGTCGTGGGCCTGTACGCTCCGACCGCAGCGGAAGACGCTGAGACGATCCGGGCGGCGAGCGACGGGGACTTGGTGGCGACCAAAGACCCCAATACGATTCGGGAACTAACACTCGGCGGACAGAACGACCGGGTAATGGAGTACATCGGCTGGCTCTCGTCCAAGGTGTCCGAGAACGCGGGCAACATGGACTTACTGGGCGGCACGCGGGCCAAGAGCCCCACGGCCAGCCAAGACGCCATGCTGATGAACGGGGCGACTCTCCGCGTGGACGACATGCGGAACCAGGTGCAGCAGTTCACGAAGCACGTCCTGAACAAGCTGGCGTTCTACCAGTGGAACGATCCGCTGGTGGACCATCAGTTGACGCAACGCAAGGGCGGCGTCGAGATTGACATGAGCTTCCGCGCGGGGGAGTTGGAAGGCGAATTCCCCGACGACTTTGATATTGACATCGAACCGTACTCCGCTTCGCACCGCAGTCCGGAGGCGCAGTTCGAGAAGAAGATGCGAGTGCTGCACGAAATCATCCTGCCGCTGGCCCAGATTGGCGTGGCGTCGGGCGAACAGATAGATGCCGTCAAGGTCGTGGCGACGTTGGCGAAGGACTTGGGGATACCCGACTGGGACGAGTTGATTGTGCCCGCGATGCCGATGGGTCCGGAGGCGATGCCGGACGGCGCGATGGGCGGGATAAACGGACAACAGGGCGGAGGCGCATCGGGGGGAGCGCCTTCGCCTGAACAATTCGCGCCGGAAGGGGCCACGAAGGGGCCGGCGGCGTAAGGGGAAGACATGCGTGAGGGGCAAGGAATCAGTCACAGCAAGTTCGCGGCGCGGCATGAGGACATCTTCGGCAAGAGCGACGAGCCCGGGGAAGTACAGAAGCGGGCCGGGCGCCGAACGCTGGTAGTCAACGCCAAGGGCTATCGTAGCGACTCGAAGAACATGACGAGCATGGCCGCTGGCGTGGCGGTCCACCAGATACCAGAGGCGCAGGAGTTGTTCGGGCATACCGGCGTGAAGTTCGATGCGCAGGGCGATGCCGTGTTCAAAGACGCGGGCGTTCGGCGGCGGTATCTCAGGGCCCGTGGCATGGTGGACTTCAACGACCAGTGCGGGGGTCCGTCTCGACCGGACGACGGCGAGTACGGCAAGGTGAACGAGTGGCTGGGTGGCGGCACGCACGGCCGGTCGGCATTCTGACAACACGAAACATAGGTGTTGGTAGCTCAGAGGTAGAGCACCGCGTTGTGGTCGCGGGGACTGAGGTTCGACCCCTCGCCAACACCCTGATACATCCCAACACGACGCGCCCCACTACCAAGCAATAGTGCTTGGATGTCATGGGCGAAGGGGAATAGACGAATGAGTACAGAGGAAGAAGCAGGGGAAGTCAACGGAGACACTACCGAGACCCACAAGCCCACCGCCGAGGCAGTGGCCGTAGTCGAGGCCAAGTTCAAGGAGGTCTATGGCAGCAAGGTCGAGGATGACGAACCGGACGACACGCCCGAGGAAGAGGACGAAGAGGCCGCAGAAGGCGAAGACGACAGCCAAGACGAGTCGGATGACGCCCCGCCCGCCGAATCCAAGGACACCGAACCCGAAGGGGATGAGGTCTCCGACGAGGAGGAGGACGAGGACTCTCCCGATGACGAAGAGGCCGAGGACGAGCCGGACATCGACCCCAAGCTCCTTGCAGCAGCCAAAGCTGGACGGCTGAGCGATGAGGACGCTCGCAAGTTGGCCAAAGACAACCCGAACGCGCTAGAAGCCCTGCGAAGTCTGCATGTCAGTCAAAGCACGGCGTTCAGCAAATACGGGCGTACAAACCAACAAAACGAAGTGCTCTCGCAAGAAAACGCGGACTTGAAGGCCAAGCTCGCGCAGCTGTCCAGCGAAGACGATTCGGACGTACCGGACGAATCATTCGAGGGCGGACTGAAGTTCGACCCCGAGACGTACACCATGGAAGACGCCAAGCGGCTTACCGACATGGCGGACAAAGTAGACCGGTTCGAGGCGTATTTCCAAGAACAACAACAGCGACAGGCCGTGGAGACGATTGACCAGTTCTTCGACGGGTTGGACAAAGAGTTGTACCCGCAGTTCGGCAACACCAAGTATTCGTCCTTCGAGGAAGACTCACCTGAATGGCAGGCGATAGACGCCATTCGGCAAGAGGCGGCGATACAGCAGAAGGTGGCGGCTGATTTCGGGACACAGATGTCCGACTCCGATGCGTTGAACCGGGCCATTCTGATTCACAATCCTGACGCCCCAACCACGGCAGCAAAGAAAGACCTCAAGAAGAAAGTCAAGCGACGGTCGAAGCAAGTGACCGCACGCCCGACACGACGAGAGACGCCGGCCAAGAAGAAGACCGGGATGGAAACCCTGCACTCCAGGTTGGACCAGTGGGGGGCCGAGCATCCGGAGGCGGCATCGCTCGTCAGCACGGAGGAAGACTTTTCGTAAGGGGGTCGTACTGCTGCTAGGGGGATATACACATGAGCACAGGCATTGCTAACACGCAGCTTTTGGACCTGCTGCAAACCACCACGGCGCATTACCCGTGGGATGGGAAGTTCGCGGCTTTGTTCGAGACGCGGAGTTTTCCCGGCATCAATGAGTTCCTGTCTCGTCGGCACGAGACAGTCGAGGGCGGCACCACGTACGACTGGCGCGTGAAGTACAAGCGCGGCGGGCAGGCGTCGGCCGTCGAAATCAATGACACCATCGACCCCAGCGTCGTGAACGTGCTGGCGACGGCCAGTGTGCCGTGGCGGCAGTACAACACGCACTGGACCGTCAACCGTCGCGAGATGCTTCGCAACAAGGGCCGGGCCAAGCTCATCGAGTTGGTCAAGGTTCGCCGGTTCGACGCGATGGAGGATCTGGCGGAACTGCTGGAAGGCCATCTGTGGGCGAACCTGCCTTCCGCCAACACCACGTTCGTCTGGCCGGTTCCGTACTGGTTGCCGCAAGCCACCAGCACGACTCACACGACCGGCTGGGTGGGGCAGAACCCCGTCGATTCGGGCGGCACGTCGCTTTCCGATTGTGCTGGCATCGACGCCAGTTCGGCCACCTACGATCTCTGGCGCAGTTATCAGAGCATCTGGGGTGCCGACGGCGCCAACGGGTCGGCCCCGTCGTTCACGGCCGGCGACCTGGCGAAGATTCGCGCGATGTTCCGGGCGTTGAAGTTCGAGGCCCCGTTCATGGTCAAGGACAACAGCCCCGCTCGGGCGCTGCGGTACTACGCGAACGACACCACGATCGGCGCCTTCGAGACCATCGCGGACAGCCGCAACGACAATATCGGCTTCGACATTGCCAAGGTGGCGGAGAACATCGCCATCAAGGGCGTGCCGGTTTCGTACGTCGCCAAGCTGGACACCGACACCACAAACCCGCTGTATGCGATCAACCACAACTTCTTCCGCTGCCTGGTGCTCAAGGGCGACTACCTGCGGGAGAGCGAGCCGATGAACGATGTCACGCAACACAACACGTTCACGACTCACGTGGACTTGACGGTCCAGACACAGATGAAGGATCGTCGGCGCGGCGGTGGCGTGATCTGCCGGCCTGCGTAAGTAGCACAAGCGAGGACAACTGGGGCGAGTTGGACAACCTGACCCGCCCTAACACTTTTTCCCTGAAGGGGGCCAACAAATGACCCAAGCTTACCAACCCAGCGAGAAGCCGTCTGTCAAGCGAGTTTTGCTCGTTAACACCGTGGATACCATGCACGAGGGGTATCCCGTCTGTTACAACCGCGACACCACTACGGGCGACTCCGCGGCTGCTGTGGACATGAACCGGGCCTATCAGGTCGAGAAGCCCGCGACGGCGAACCTGAAGGACTTCGCGGGCGTCATCGCGAAGCGGTCTGATGGCGTCGTCGGCAAGTCGGCCGGTATCGAAGTCAGTATCGTCGAGCCGACCGCCGCAGGCCGCGTCTGCAATGTGTGGGCCGACGAGTCCTGCACGATTCTGACGACCAAGCTGGCTCTGACCGGCAGTACCTGGGCGTTCGGTGCCGAAGCGGCCTCCGCGACGACCTGGGCCACGGCGAATCAGACCATCGACCGGAGCGACACGGCGGGCAAGGTCCAGTGCATTCTGGGCAATGTCGAGACGGCGCTGGTTTCCGCAACGGCTACCGCCATCACAGGCGGGACGACCGGCGCTACCACCGTTCTCATCGGCGGGACGGCCGGCGCGCCTGCCGACATTCTCAATCTGGCCTCTCGGCTGGCTGCCAACATCGTTGACGTGGCTGCGTTGGCCACGGCGATGAAGAAGAAGGGCATCATGTCGAAGGCGTAAGCCTTCTAACGAAGGCGTAAGCCTTCTAACGAAGGCGTAAGCACTGCATCAAACCAAGGGGGTTTGACCACTTCCTTGTTCCAGTGGGCCTTGGGGGGCGTGATAGGCGTCCCCCTTGGCCCCGCCCTTTTGAGGTGAACTGACGTGGCCCGAGCGACACCGAACAACGCGAGCCGCAGACCCGAGCCCGATGCCAAGGGGCGAGGCTACGCGCTGGCCGATCTGCCGGGCCGGGCCAATGTGCTGATCGGTGCGCCGGAGATCTTTGGCGGGCGGATCGGGCCGCATGCCCGCGCCGAGAAGTGGCGGTGGTACGGCGATGCGAATCGCCAGCCGGAATGCTGGCTCGATGTGCGAGCTCGCGGGGTCGAGCCCGATGTCGCGGCCGAGCGAATCCGCACGGTCAACCGCAACGTCCACGGCGCGTGGCAGGATGTGGATGCGTTGGAGATC